GCCAGAAGTTCAACTTCATCGTCAGTAAGTGGTGTGGCAAAATGCTCTTTAGAATTTTCATCTTTTTCAATGGAAAGATTGAAATCCAAAGTTACATGTCTCCGTAAATAACTACAAGCTTCTCGGAGGTACGACCGCGCACGCTCCTCAGCAATTTTCATTGCCTCAATTTCATCGACGTCAAAATATTGAAAATATTCTGAGTCCAACTCAATTTTGTCAAAAAATGCTTCGTAGACATCATTTAAACGATCTGTCACTCGCGATCACCTCCATTCATTCTTTACTTAGGAGCTGTTTTGGTATTAGTGCGAGTGGTCTTTTTAGGCTTCACAGGCTTTACTTCTTGAACAGGTTTTGGTTCTTCAACAACGGGAGCTGCCTCAACGTTGACAGGCGCCGTAGTTGCCATAGTGGCTAGAGCAGCCGCAACCTTATCTTGAACCATCTTATCAAGAACCTCCTGAGAAATGGTATCAATAGGCTCAGTCTTTTTAGGAACGAGCTGAATACGTGAATTGAAAATATTCTCACGCAGTTCGTCCCTTCTGGTCATAACAACCTTCTGAACCCTGCTGGATACATCGGCCTGATTTGTTTTAATCAGTCTCTTCATATGCGCAAAGATGCGGTCAATGGTCGGCAGGTCCTTAACCTCTGTAACACGCTGCATGGCAGCAATCGTCGGAGTTGTAAGAATTTCATCAACTTCACTTTCAAAAATACAGGCAGTTTCCCAATCCTTGATGTGAAGAGCCTTATAAATCTCTTCCCTTTCCTCTTCTGCAAATTCAAGCATACCACTGCGAAGAACGGGACTGTGCGCATTAACATATTCCAGTTCCTTCAAAGAGAACGACTCCATTGTGGGGAAATTGGGATTATCAGTCCCCTTAATCAAAACGCTACGCTCGTTAGTCTTAACAGCAACACTGCAAAGACCATAGTTAAACACTCGCACCATTTCTTTATCAAAACTCATTTCTATCTGCTCCTTTAATAAGTGGCGGTTTAATCTCAAACTAAACCGCCACTAATTTCAATTTTCCTATCATCCAATCAAATGGATATTAGTGTTTTCTTACTTCGCCATAACGATCTTGCCGATCTTAGAAATATCGGTGATCGCATAACCAAAGGTGAAGCCAGCAACCTTCACATGGATCTTCTCAGAATTGATATCTTCCTCTTCCAGAACACGGGCAGAACCACGAGTCACGGCAGAACCAACCTTACCAGCGACACCAAAGATGGTCTTATCGGGCACAATCAGAGTGCCGTCAGCCAGACGCTTCTGGCCAGAGAAGCCCAGCATGGGAACGCCAGCATAGGCATTCAGGAAGCCTTCACGGTTGTACATGTTCTTGTCGCCTTCAGTGGGCCAACGCTGAGCCTGAGCCAGCTTAGAAGCGGCCTGACGATAACGATTCAGCATGAACATAAAGACTTCACCATCAGCAACCTTATCATGCAGATACAGAGCCAGCTCGTCCATGGCAGCTTCGCTGGGCAGAGCTTCAGTCTCAGCAACATAACCAGGCATATCGGCAGTAATAGCATTGTTAATCACGTTCATCAGGGCAGCCACACGACGGTTCTCAAAGCACTCATTGATGAACTCAATGTGCTTAGCTACAGTGTGATAACCGCCACGACGCATATCAGACATGTTGATATAGGTCTCAGCCTGAAGGTTCATCCAGGTGGGCTTCATGAAGTTGTGCTCAATGTAAGACGCAGGCACATTGCCGCCATTGGTAGCTTCATAAGCCATCATGGTATTCTTAGGCTCAACCTCAACATAAAAATCATCAAACTCATTAATGGAAGACTCATCAAACATACGGCCGATCAGCTCAGAAGGAGCGTTCACACTCTCCTCGGTAAAAGTCTTCTGAATCAGAGAAGCGATCTCATGATTCGGGTCATGGCCAGTCTCACCAATCTTGCGGACAGCCTCATCAATCACTTCAGAAATCTCTTTCTGGTCATCAGTCAAAGAATTTTTATAAACAACAGCGGAAGCCCACTCAGTCAGAACGCCGGGCTTGCTCATCTTTTCAGAAATTTCAATAGCCATTATTATTCCCTCCTTAAAAGCAAAATAAAAAGCAGTTAGCATTAACTAACTGCGGAATTTAAAAAATGAAATTACTTCACGCGACGAACATGGTACATGGGCAGATCGTAGGGATTGACGTACTCGCCAACAAACTCCCAACCAGTCACAGTGCCTTCACCAGCAACAAACTTAGCACCGTCAGCATTCAGGGCATCACCAGCAGCCATAGCGTCGGCACCTTCAATCTCTGTGGTGTAATACTCTTCACCCACACGAGTGGGCACGCGATTGTAGATATCGCCAACCTTAATAGTTTCAAATTCCTTTTCCTTCAGATTATAAGCAGCAGCCAGCTCGTTATTGTGACGTTCCTTATCAGCCAGGAACAGACCACCGTTCAGTACGGCGCCGCGGGTCATTTCAGCCTCGGCAACAGCCTGAGGAATGCCCTTCATCATGTCAACAATTGCATATTTCAACATAGTCGTTTTCCCTCCTTAATAAATTACTTTTTTGAAATAAAATCCGCCCATTGACGGGAACGGGACTTTTTCACATTTTCAGCCTCGAAACCAAGATCAACCTTGGGCATAGTCATAGATGCCTGCTCGACCACAGGAGCTTTTTCAAGCTTTGCTGCGATCAGCTTATCAGCAATCAGAGCCTTTACCTCGGCAATCTGCAGGTCCTCAATCAACTTAACAAGGTTTTCTTCCGCGAGCTCTTCCTCGGTAAAGCAACCAGCGTTCTGGACATACTTCTGCAGTTCAGCAATGTCCTGCTTGCGTTTTGCCTCAGCCTGTTCCATAACGATCTTGTCATAAGATTCCTTGATCTGTTTTAGTTCGCTAAGTTCGTCCTTGATTTCAGAAAGCTCGCGTTCACGCTCGGAAAGAACTGTCGCAAGCTCTCGCGGAGATGCTGTCAGACTGATCGGAGTCATAGAAAGAATCGTTACGACATCTTCAACAACTTCGTATACAACCTCAGTCATACTTAGCTCACCAGCAGCTCGATCACTATCCAGCTTTACCCATGCACAATTATCCGCAGGGAAAAGATGGCGACAATACACATACTCCTTAGTGGAAGCATACAGCGCCTCTTCAAGCTTTCTACGAATGTCGTAATCGGTTAGAGCTGACACCTCAGGCTCTTGTGTAGGAGTCTGCTCCTCTTCTTCAGAAACTTCAGCTTCTTCCTGCGCAATTTCACTTTCGTTCTGAATTTCTTCAGTCTCGACTTCAGTTTCAGGAAGCTGTTCTTCTGATACAACTACCTCCTCAACCTCTTCGGCCAGCTGTTCTGCAACCTCTTCAGAAGTTTCCACTTCGTCAATGGCCTCAACAACAACTTCAAATTCTTCATTAGGCATCTCATTCACCTCGCAATTTGTAACTTCATTTTCTAAATTATCTTGGTAGAGTGCCTCAGCTATCATCAATTCCGCATCACTGAAACTGTCTTCAGCGGTCGCAACCGATAGCACCTGAGACCCCCCACCAGTTCCATAAGCAGGAGTGGCATATTCATAACCCAAAAAGGCATTGCCTAGGAATGAATAATCTTCAAGATGCTTAATTCCATCTTTGAACGTATATTGGCTCACATCCATTTCATAAGAATTAAAAAGTTTACCTTCCCCAAACAAACGCTGAATAGCCGCAACAGCATTCTTGTTACGCTTCCAGATCCTCTGTTTAGAAAATAAACAAGGCAGCCGATGTGCTGTACCATCCGCCGCCACAACATTATGCTTTTTAATTTTTACACTATAGTGAGTTCCAATAGGGATAGTGTCAAATTTCAGCTCACCTTTAGGACCCCTTGAAATTTCATGACCCTTAAATGTAGGATCGCCATTACGGTTTGTTGCGCATTTAGCATACACGGGCATCAAGCACAAGGTCTTCGCGCGTTCAAGCGTCGCAGCCTTCTCCTCATCAGTCGTGCCATAATTCACCTGGGAGCCGTTTGCATTTGGATAATCGTAATAGCACACAAGATTCTCTAATTCAAGATAATTCTTGTGTTCTGCAATCTCAACATATGAACCAGCAACGAACATTTTCTTCTCATTCATCCATTTCACCCCCTCTCTGGGCAGTAAATTGTTTTCTTGAATTATATCGATAAAAGTGGTAAGCTCCTTTGTAAGGAGTGGTTCTCTATCCACAATTAGGTCTCTTGTTTGGCTTTATTTCTCTGCTGATCTCCAGCCTGTTTGTCAGGATTATTGCTATCCTTATCTGCCGGACGGCCATCGCCGCCGCTATCATCATTAGAGTTGCCGCTTGACGTATAAGCTGTTTGTCGCGGAATAAAAATCTGATCATAACCCGCATCGTTTTCAACTTCGCGCTTAGCCTTTTCGTCCTCGACGTTGTAGCCAATAAGATCAAACACAGTTTCATAACTGGCATTGAACTTACTAAATAGAATATCAGCCAACTCCATCCGCAAATCCATTTCAAGCATCTCGGCATCAATAACAGTGATAGTCGGAGCCAATGAAGGATCCATGCCAGCTTCCTGGAGCACAACCTTGTACCACTTATGAAGAATGGTTTCCAGCTGCTTAGTGATTTTGTTGATATTTTTCATCAACTGCTTCACACTCAAATTAGCAATTGTAAGTGACTTGGAATTGCCATCAGCCAGGAATGAAATACCAAGAGTACTCATAATCTGATTGCGGTAATCATTTGTAACTTCAATATTTGTCAACTCTGCCCTTGGCTCCACATACGCGATCTCACGCACAGTTGCAGGCGCAGTAACCAACACAATATTATTGGCCCAAGCAGCAAGTAGGGTTTTATGAGCATATGCTTGTTGACGATAAGTATCCGCGTTCCAATTGGGGCCAAGAATTTCTTTGTTCAAATACTGGGCAACAATTTTTTTGGATCTCGTCTGCAGCGCCATGCGGTCAGCTTTACGACACATCTCCAACATCGTCATGGGAGTGAAGGCTCTAAAGATGGGAGACAAACCGTACTGAAGCTTATCATGGTTAATACGCTCAACACCTGTATACTTAATATCCAGCTTTGCGTACCGTTCACCAGCCTTATAGGCGTCAACCACTTCTTTAGGGAAAGTCGCTTCAATTTCTTTCGTCTCATTGTCATAGAAAAGAGCCTTATTCTTTTTCGTCTTGGTGTAAGACTTACGAATCTGGCTCTTTAAAGTATTCATATCAATCAGGACATAAGGGTCGCCGCCAACTGTATATTGGCTAATTTCAGCAACTCCAATTGGGTAAGTGTCAACCACATAATCCGGCAAAAGATCCGTCCCAGAGGGTGTCTTGCCAGAAGAGCGCAAACACATGATATAGTTTCCATCTTGATATGTGGCAGCTGTAGAGTCTCTAATCAGCTGCTTCAAATTGATTTTTTCATTAAACTCTGCAATCGCCTTTTTAACTTCTTCATTAGCATTTTTATCGATATCTTTATGACGCGCATCTCTCCAATGAAGCCTGTACCGCGCATTCACATTATTCTCAATGGCCTCTACAACCAAGCCAATCAGATCATCCTTATTCTTATATTGTCTGATTAAATTGATGATTTCCATAGTTTTCTGTTTATCGGCCTGTGGTGCAGTAGCATAATCGTCAATGTCATCCTGTGAAATTGTAGAGGATGTTGAACTATCATTAAGTACTGTTGACTGAGCGCGGTTTGATGGATCGTACTCATTCGCAGCTGCGATCTCCCAATGCTCCATATCAATATGACGAGCTTCTTCAGGTTTACTTATTGAATTGAAGGCGGGGGCCATAGGCACAACAACTTCAAATTCATCTGAGGAACTTTTTCTCTTTCTTGGCATGCCTAACCACCTCCCTCCTTAAAATCGATTTATCCAATATAAGTGTTTCTTTCTCCATTCTCCCATGCTTGCGCATTGGCGTCACAAATGTCATCCCACAAAAAAACAAAGACCAGAAAACCCGGCCTAAACTTATCATTCTGAATTTGTACCATTTGTGATCCATGCGAAAGCATATAGTTAGCGTATCGCTTTGACTTACAGTAATATAGCCGCGGGCGTTTACGCTCTTTTTCTAGTTCATTAGGCGGAATAACCGCGTTTTCGTACATTGTTCTCATCTCACTCTCATTAGTTGAACTCTAACGCACTAACCAAAAGTGGCATAGAATCAACGTCTATCTCCTTCTTTTCAGCCGTCAATGTCTGCCCTCTTCTGAGTTGTGCCAGTTTCCAACACAAAAGGCCAAATGCGTAAATGCGGTCATCATGCATCTTATTTCTCTTATCCGGGGGAAAATTGTAAGTAACCGTTTGGCCATTCGTATACTTACACATCGTAATCAACTCGGTTTTCAGCAACTCAATTTGCATTAAAGAAATTTTTTCTTCATCCGTAAAAGCATGGATGACTTCAATCTCTTCCTCGTAGTATTTTCCCTCAGAATCTTTCTTTTTAACTTTCTGTGTTTCTGTGTATTGATCTTTCCCCTCATAAGCCATAGGGAAAGAGACAACACCCAGCTTAACCATATCCTCAATTGCCCGATAAAGATCATTCCTATGAGCACGAGGATCAAGCATCGTCACAACATCAACAGAATCAGGAAAATCTCGGACAGCTGCTTCATTTAATTTATGCTTTGAATCAATGATACCTCGATGATTCTGCCCATCAAAGCCCACAAAATCAGGCACAAGATTATCGCAAATACTATATGGCTGGCCGCCAGCACCCGCGTCAATCATAACTCCGGCAATATTCTCATAATCAAGCTTCCCAAATTCAGAGCCGTTATAATCAAGCAGTAACTTTTGAAAACCTTTCACCTGGTCCTGCATTCGCATAGGTGTTTTATTCTTGGTGCTCGGATCAACAAATGCAATGATGTTTTTCAGCTCCATACGCCATCCGATTTTGGGGTCGTTGATCAGTTCTGCAGCCTCAACAATGCTACCGTCATTCAAACGCGCAGAGTCCCATGAAAGCAAATAAAGCTTATCTCCCCTGTTCTTATATTCAGGCAAATAAGGCTTCGTGTATTGCATCAGATGTCTACGAGTCAGTATTTGGCCCTCGTGGCTTTCAGAGGAAAAACGGTTGTAGAGCTCACGCATTGCTCTTTCTGGATCATCTCTCATCGCATTATCGATCTTTGATTGCGCGATCAACGAAGGATAGGGATCACCATTCTTGGTACAATTCCTAACAATATCCACGTCTAAATTGCATACGAAATATCTCGTATCGCCTTTTAGCATTTCAATTGTGTAGTTGCGTAGCTTTTTATAAAAGCTGCTTTCTGTATCAGAAGCAGAACTGCAATATAAAAGCTGTCTTGGGAAATTTAGCGGCTCCTCAGTTAAATCAATTCCGCCACCCATTTTGAAGTTCTGATCCTGGTTCGTAAACTGTTCTGCCTGAACAAATAGCTCATCAGAGAACCAACCTGATTCATCGAACACCACTAGATGAGCACGCTTACCTTTAATGTTGATGATATCACTGTTCAGCGTATTAATACTTGAGCCATTAAACAGCTCACATTTGTAAGATGCCGGGTTATGACTAAAACCATCATTAAGACCCTGAGACGTTCTCTTCAGCTCACCCATGAAGAATTCTGTTGATCCAGCAAAAGACTCAATCTCGTTTTTCGCAATTTTTTCAATCTTATTGAAAACTTCTTTTGCCTGCTCGCCAGTATTACCTAGAAAATAAGTAGCATGAAATGGCAAAAGCAAACTTCTCAGCATCGTATAAATGCCAGCTTCAGTTGTTTTGCCTCCATTACGGCAAACAAGCCAACCCAAGAATTCCTTTGTCCAAGAGCCGAGCATGATATATTTCTGGAAGTCCAGCAACTCCAGCCCCATAAAACGTTCAGCAAATTGTATAGGATATTTCCTGCCCCATTGAATTACTTGGCAATAACGTGCGTATGTTTCTAGTTTCCTTTGTGATATCTCTCTTGAGCTTGGCACTGTAATGGTTGTCAGCATTCAACATCACCATCCAGATTCGCCAATCCTTCAAATTCCAGTTCTACCTCTTCTTCAAGCTCCTCCCTAGCGGCAGCTCCGATATCCAAGGTAACTGGATTTACAGTCTTTCTTTTTCTCTTTGCTTCAAAATCATGCACTCGTATGGTAAGAAGACGTTTCTCTTCTTCCAATCGCATGATTTTTTCAGCTTGATCACGAATGATATCAGACTGCTGACCGACCATTATGGCGTATTCATCACCAGTAATATTCATTTCGTTCACAAGCGCTTTTGAGCTAATTTCAGCAATAGAGGTAAAAGCCTCACACATTTTAACTTCTGTCAAATTAGGCTTAACCTCTATAACGCCATTATCAATCATCTCTTTCATGATAGCGGTAACAGCAACTGTAGATTTTCCACGTTTGCCACTACCACTGGCTGAAATGGCATTATCTTTCGCAATTTTATTGATAACTTCACTCAACTGCTTTTTTGCAGTAATAAGCTTATCGATCCGTGAAAAATCCGGGTCAGGATTCCTGCTTTCACGGTTTAATTCACGATCAACAAACTCCATCTGCATTGATGTTTTCACAATACTGACCGCTGCGTCTCGTTTATGCTTATCTTCTGACACACCATCCATGCCTAAGTACTGAGCCAACGAGTTATACATCTGTTTGCGATCCGCAGAAGAATAAACTGTATCATCAAAACAGTCGTATCCAATTTCATCAAGGCACATTCGCTTATTACGTCTATCCTCAGCTTTCCAGTTTTCTTCAAGCCGGTCTCTGGATTCTTCCTGAGTATTAAAGGCTTGCCTCTTTTGAAGTAACGACATCATATAGGAGAGAAATGTCTGCTTTTTATACTGTGGCCCAGAGAGCTGACGGAGATATTTGCCTATTGAAAATTTTTCTTTTTCAGGCTCTAAAGTTTCTTTCTCGTGCATCGTATCGTATAAAGGTTCAGAAAAGAAAACGCCCAGATGCATACAAACAAGCATCAAGGCAAGCTTCTCATCCTTGTAACGATCAATATATTCATTAAAAAATTTTTCTGTACACTCGCAACAAATAGACGCCCTATTGTCATTCCCCTCAAAAGCTTTGTTGTTAATGACTGCGAAGAAATTACCTTTTCCCTCAAAGGCCATCTTTCCACACCGAGTGCATTTATAAACCGGAGGCATTTCTTCAAGAAAAGCGGTGGCGCGTTCGCGTTCAGCCCTCTTTTCCCTCTTTGCCTGCAATGCAAGGTCAGCTTTTGATGGGCGACCTATTTTCTTCTTAGGCGCTGCAGCTTTTGTTGCCGTTGTCTTAGCTGCTGCCAATTTATCACCACCATCAAATCATTCAATCTTATAATTTCTGAGCGAGCTCTGCCAGCTTGCTGCGCCACACATTGGGTAATTCAACATAGCCAAACAGCTCTTCACCCTTAAATACATTCACGGCTCGTCTCATACCATTGCTGGCGCCTTCATATTGCCAACTATCAACTTGAGCATCAAAGTCACCATCCAGAATAACTTTGCACCCTTGTGAAGCACGACTCAAAAGAAGCTTAATCATATCAATACTCATGTTTTGTGCCTCGGTTACATACAGGATCTCAGTATCACGAACCTCGCATCCGCGGCAATCA